CAAGGCAGGTAACGCTGTATTCAAGAATCGCCAGTTCGTCTTTGATGCTCAGGCTGTCTCACCTACTAAATTCTCTAATGCAGTAGCTTCTCCAGACATTAACTATGCAGGCATAGTCTTTGCCCATGACGACAAAACAATTGTCAATCAGGCAACAGTTACGCGCATAGGCGGCACAGCTCAGACTTTCTCAGATGCTACTTCTGTGACACAGTATTTCCTGCACTCTGTAACAGCCGATCAAATGCTTATGCAGACAGATGCCAATGCCCTAGACCTAGCCACAGCCTATGTCACAACCCGCAAAGAGACCACAATCCGCATTGAGTCAATTACTTTGGATCTTGTAACTCTAGGCTATGGGGCAGGAATTGCAGCAGCTTTAGATCTTGATTATTTTGACACTATGGAGATAACAAATGTCAATGTCTCAGGCACTACCATTGTTAAGACCTTGCAATGTCAGGGTATTAGCCACAGCATCACCCCTAACACTTGGGTTACAGTTTTGACCACGCAAGAACCATTACTTGATGTGATGTACTAGAATAGGACTATGGAGAAACAATCATGGCAGTAGGATTACCGCTCAAAACCACTTATGCTAATGGTGATGTCTTTTCGGCATCCGACATCAATGATACCAACGGTACAATCAACATCACTGCTGCACCTTTTGCTGCTGGCAAGAACAAGATCATCAATGGTGACTTTGGCGTGTGGCAACGAGGCACTTCATTTACACCAGCCTTTGATGCATACACAGCAGATCGCTGGCAAGAAGATGCAACTACTGCCTATCCAACAAGCCAAACAATTTCCCAGCAATCTTTTACCCCAGGTACAGCACCAGTTGCAGGGTATGAAGGAAGATTCTTTTTACGCTTTGCTTACACTTATGCACCTGGCAACGGTGGATCTTTTATTACTCAAAAGATTGAGAATGTTCAAACCTTTGCAGGCCAGACAATAACAGTCTCATTTTGGGCTAAGGCTGGCGCTGCAATAAACATGGACAATGCAACCCTTCGCCAGAACTTTGGAAGCGGTGGATCCACTACTGTTCAAACTACAGTAGGAGCTGCAAGCCTAACAACATCATGGCAACGCTTTAGTTTCACTGTAGCAGTTCCTTCTATTAGCGGAAAGACGATAGGAACAAACTCTTTCCTTGAGTTGCGTATCTTTATGCCAGCAACATCTAGCACCACAGACATCTGGGGAGTTCAAGTTGAAGCAGGTTCAGTCGCTACCGCTTTTCAAACTGCAACAGGAACAATCCAAGGAGAATTAGCCGCTTGCCAGAGGTACTATTACCGACTTACAGCCCTTGCAAATAATGCTGCTATCGGTCTAGGCTTTGCAACTTCCACTACTAATAGCAGACAATTTACATCTTTACCTGTTGAAATGCGAGTAACACCAACTTCTATAGAGTATTCAACACTAGAAATAGGAGACAATGCCAATCCAGCAATAGATGTAACTACTGCAACTTTGAATGTAGCAAGCAATACAAGGGTTGGAGTACTTAGTGTTGATGTGGCCAGTGGGGCAACTCAATACAGACCTTATGCCTTAAGACTAAAAACTGCTTCAACATCTTTTCTTGGATTTAGCGCGGAACTTTAGGAGATAACAATGGACAATGTAACTTTTATTTTTGACACAGATGGTTTTGAACACGCGATAATTGACCACGGCAACGAGGAATTTACCTCAATGCCTAAATCAGAATACGACCGCCAGCAAGCGGAACAATCCACACCGAGTGTTATAGATGAAGCCTAAACTTTCCAAAGCTGCTATTCAGTTACGGGAACAGTTTGATGATGCCTACCCAGATCGTGACCGCACATCGGATGGTTGGATCGGTGATACCCGACATGGTGCTCGTAAGTCTGATCATAATCCAGATGAGCAAGGCTGGGTACGCGCCATTGACATCGATCGTGACCTATCAGGAAAAGCCAAGCCCGACCTCATGCCCGACCTTGTTGATCAAATTCGTGCAGCCTGTAAAAAAGGATCTGAAAAGCGTGTCGCTTACATTATTTTTAACGGGTCAATCTGCTCCCCTATTCTTAGGTGGAAGTGGCGCAAGTACACAGGGGCTAACAAACACACTCACCATGTTCATTTCAGCTTTAAGAAAGAAGCTGACTTACGCGGTGAATTTTATCAGATACCTATGTTAGGCGGAGAAAAATGAATCTAAAGAATCCAATCGTCCTTGCAGCTGGAGCCTTCCTTGCAGCATGGTCAGCAACTAATTTCGATGCAGACTACAGAGCAATCTTGTGGTCAATACTTTCAGGCGTTTTTGGTTATGCCTCACCTAAACGATAATGACTGCGCAGGACATGGCGGTTCTTGCTGTTGCTGCTACGACCGTTATTGGTTCGTTTATTGGCTCGGTGCGATGGTTAGTAAAGCACTACCTTCAAGAACTAAAGCCTAACTCTGGCTCATCTATGCGCGATCAAATAAATCTATTAGAGGCGCGTGTCGAAACTATCCTTCGTATCTTAGAGAAGTGACAATTATCCTATGGCAAGAAAAAAGGTTATAGACCTAGACACTTACACAGCTCTTGATGCCTGGGCAATTAGCCTGCAAGAGATGTATCGAGCATTGCGTAGAGCAGGCATGGATGTTGATTTAGCATTAGCAATCATCATTGAGCCTACAGCTTATCCTGCGTGGATCTTGCCATCTCCAGTCGATCCAGAAAGGTTCGGCGATTACGAAGATGAGGATGACGATTAAGCGAATAGTTATTTTGAGTGATCTTCAAGTACCTTTTGAAGATACACATGTAACACGCAACATCTCTAAATTCTTGACAACATTCAAGCCAGATCAAACGGTAACGATCGGCGATGAAATAGATTTCAATACCATTTCAAAGTTTAGTGATGGTACGCCAGAGGCTTATCAACAGACTCTAGGCGATGATCGTGATCGATGTGTTGATCTTCTATGGGATCTGGGCGTAACTGACTGCATTAGATCAAATCACACAGATCGCCTGTACAACATCATCATGAAAAAGATCCCATCTTTCCTATCTTTGCCAGAGCTGCGCTTTGAAAAGTTTATGAAGTTTGATGAGCTTGGTATCACCTTTCACAAAAAGCCTATGCAACTGGCTCCAAATTGGGTAGCCGTTCATGGGGATCACACTCCTATCAAGCCACAGGGCGGAATGAGCGCAATGGAAGCAGCTCGCAGGACGGGTCAAAACATCGTCTCAGGGCATACGCATCGCGCTGGCAGGACATCGTTCTCAGAAGCCATAGGAGGCCGTATGGGGCGCGTTCTCCATGGGGTTGAGGTAGGTAATCTAATGGACTTCAAACAGGCTCTATACACCCGTGGAACGGCTAATTGGCAACAGGCTTTTGCCATCATGTACATCAAAGGTAAGAATGTTCAGGTTGATCTGATCTACATAGAAAAGAACGGCACCTTTATAGTCAATGGCAAAATCTATGGACGACCTCGTTAGAGACATCTTTCCCGTCAGGCGCACGATTGACGATGCAGTTGATGAGGCAGAATCGTTATCATTTCGTTATCAAATAAAACATAAATAGTCGCAGGGCTGTGCAACACTAAGCCTGTCACCAGCCGAGGGCGCTGGTGCGATAGGAGTAACAATGACTGACAATCAAGTTGTAGGCATAGTGGTGATTCTTATACCACTAGCACTATGGATTATTTACGCACATGTCTGGGAATCAGGTTATGAGCGAGGCAAGCGCGAGGGTTATCACAGAGGTCGAGCTGTGAACAGACAAGAATTTTGGCAAGAATGATAGCTCGTGACATCTTACTCAACGCCACAGACACAATCTCTGATCGTGGCCTTTCATACGGTCACCCGGCAGATAACTTGCAACACACCGCAATGCTCCTTAGTGCATACCTACAAATGCCAATACATGACTATCAGGTGGCAGGGATCATGGTACTTGTTAAACTTGCAAGAACTAATCAATCAGCACAACATCTCGATAACTGGGTCGATCTATGCAGCTACGGCGCACTCGGTGGACAATTAGCAACAGAGGAGAATGGGCTTTATGTTTAATCTAGCAGACTATGAACCAGTAGAGGTGAGACTTGAGAAATTTATTAAGGACTATCCAGATTTTCGTATTTCAACTGAGTTGGAAGTTATCGAGGCTAGTAGATACATTGTTAAAGCGTATCTATTTAAGACTGCTACAGATAGTGTTGCGTGGGCAACTGGTCTGGCTGAAGAAACAGTTACTAGTCGAGGTGTTAACCAGACTTCAGCATTGGAGAATTGCGAGACTTCGGCGATCGGCAGAGCGCTTGCAAATGCGGGTTATGCTCCTAAAGGAAAACGCGCAAGCCGAGAGGAAATGACAAAGGTAGTCAAAGCTCCAGCTCCTAAAGTTGAGAAGGATTACTGGACTACACCATTCGGTGAGCAGGATGAACTAATCAAGGAAGTGCCTGCACCAGTGACCATTGATGCAGCTGTGAATACTGTTGCAGAGATTCTAGGTACTGCAAAGGATGTGCCAAGCTGCAAGCATGGCGATCGTGAGTTTAAGGATGGCGTGAAGAATGGCCGGGCTTGGGGTGGCTATTTCTGCCGACACATTGGAGTACAGGGTTCAGAGCCTAAGTGTCCAACACTCTGGTATCAGCTCTCAAGTTCAGGCACATGGGAACCACAGAAGGTGAGAGCATAATGGGTTACATTGAGATACATAATGCAGATGGACTAGGTGGATGGGTCAACTTTGATGACATTCCGTTCATAGAAATCATTAACTGTCAATTGTGTAATGAGCCAACAGAAGCTAGAGACATTGTTGCCAACATTGTGATCAGGGAAGAAAAGCCTGTAGTTGGTGCGTGGCAATGTCGCAAGTGTCATGCGGTAAATGGCTAACCATAGAAGGGCAAGAGGTTTCCGCACTGAGCGTGTGGTAGCACAGTACCTATCGACTGTGTGGCCTAATGCTAATGTGGGAAGGGGTAGTGGCAAAGATCTTGTCGGAGTTCCTTTTGACTGTGAGGTCAAATCTAGAACGGGCTTTCAGCCTCTCAGTTATTTACGACAATTAAAAGCTCGAACTGACAAATCTGGGGAATTGGGGTTCGGGGTTTTACGGCTTAACGGACAAGGAGAAGATGCTGCTGAGTATTGCGCCATCATCCGATTGGCTGATCTATTGCCACTACTCATACTTAAATACGGTCACTTAGACAAAGAACCTACAGAAGCAGACATAGACCGGTGCTCTGGATGTGGGTCATACATGATAAGGAAGTGCTTAACTTGCCAGCCTACGATTACAAATGCAAACGATGCAATCTCAATCAAGAGATCAATCATGGATGGCACAATCGACCAGTAGTTCTATGTCAGTATTGCAATGAACCAATGAGCAAAGTATTTACATCTAATCCAATTCACTTCAAGGGCAAAGGATGGGGCAAAGATTGAAGATAGGATCATTATGCACCGGATACGGTGGGCTTGATCTAGCTGTTGAAGCTTATTTCAATGCAGAAACAATCTGGTGTGCTGAAATTGATAAGTATGCCAGTCAAGTGATTGAGCAACGCTTTGACATTCCTAATCATGGAAACATTAAAGAAATTGATTGGGCTTCATTAGAGCCTATAGACATTCTCACTGCTGGCTATCCATGTCAGCCATTTAGCCATGCAGGTTACAGAAAGGGTACAGACGATGACAGACACATCTTCCCATACATCTTGGAAGCTATTAGCACACTTAGACCTAGATACGCAGTCATGGAAAATGTCAGAGGACATCTCAGCCTCGGACTCAAAGAAGTTCTCGAAGGCCTTGCCTCAATCGGGTATGCTGCAAGATGGGAAATTGTACGAGCAAGTCAAGCAGGAGCGCCACATCAAAGGGCAAGAGTATTCATTGTTGCCTACCCCAACAGTGATGCATGTGAGGAATCACGACGAGCCACTGGAAGTATTCCAAGCGAGGCAAGAGAGATCATCAACCGGTCAGATAGGCCAATCAACGGGTGTAGCGATAAGGATGCTAGCTACTCCAACGACCAACATCTCACACACAACGGGCAAGTGCAGGGATTGGGGCGCAGATTTACTTCACGATGTCAAATGCACATGCAAGAGCCGCCTGATGCACTGGATCAAGATGACAAACTAAACGCATACTTCGTTGAATACATGATGGGCTTACCTAAAGGATGGGTTACAGAATCAGGATTATCAAGGGCTCAACAATTAAAGATGCTTGGAAATGGTGTTGTACCACAACAGGCAGAATTAGCATTGGAGTTACTATGCAAAGAACGACACGCCGTCTGACCAGCACTTTTACAAATGTCCTATGTGCTTCTGGTACTCTCAGGGCTAGTGCCCATAAGGGGCACAGAGCGAGCCGCTTGCGGATAGCTCGCTCGGTAGCCATCGCTATTGGGATAACTCTATTATCACCAATGTCTGCTGCTAATACTGGGCAAATAGATAGCTTCAAATACAATCCTCGTAAGTACATAAATGCAACAATGCCTAAGCATGAAGCCAAATGCATTAAGTTACTCATTAGTAAAGAATCAGCATGGAATCATAAAGCCATTGGTAATCTATCTAGTCCTACTAAGTCTTATGTTTATGGATTACTACAGATTAAAAATCCTATTGCTAAAGACATGAACCCTATGCAACAGATACAACTACACATGAGATACTTAGATCATCGCT